AGGACAGGGTTAATGGCAGTAGATATGCGAGCTCGCTATTTCGGGGAATTCGACGAGGGCGTGATGCCGTCGTCGTTCGGCGTACTCCCGCAGGCGGTACCCCAACCCTCGGCGTTTGAAGTCATGCCAACGCCCAGCGCGGCGCCTATCATGGACACGCCTCGTCAAGCGGCGGTTATGCCAATGGCGACACAGGCCGCGCCTGCCGTAGACTTGGCGGGCTTGAGCGGTCTAAGCAGCTTGTACGGTATGAACTTTGGTTCGGACTTTGGTGGCGGCTCACAGGGTGGCGGAATATATCCGACCAACCCTGACTTGCAAATGTTCAAAGCGCCGTTGTCGAGTAAAGGCAACCCGACTGCATACGGCGACAACTACATATCCGTGACATCGCCAACGCAAGCCTTCCGTCTCGTTGATAAGAATACCGGCAAAGTCGTGTACGAGGGTGTTGGTTACGAGGGCGCGCAGGAGGCCATTGATCGCGCCAGTGCGCTCACCGCCGAGAAAGGCGCAAAGGCGCAGTGGCAGATACAGACGCCGAACCCTCAGCAGCCGAGCGGATACAGCACTGTTGCTAACGAGAAGCGGAACCAAAGCACACTCGGCGACATAGCCAGTGTTGCGCTTCCTGTCGGTATGGCCCTCTTGACTGGCGGCATGAGCCTACCGGCGCAGATGGCTGCGGCGGGTATAGCGGGCGCGGCAGGCGCAGGATTGGCCGGTAGAAACCCAGCCACAGCAGGTTTACTTAGCGCAGCAACAGCCGGTATTATGGGCGGCACTGGCGCTAACGAGGCCATCGGTCGCGCAGTAAGCAATGTTGGTGGGGCACTTGCAGGCAAGACCGCCGAAGAAGTAGCAAAAACAGCCGCAGAAAAAGCCGCCGAGCAGATTGTTGTCACCGGCCTTTCGAAGGCGGCGCAGGGCGCGGGCAGCGCCATAGGCAACACGCTGCTGTCTCAAGGCATAAAAGGCGGACTGAGCGAAATAACAGGCTTCAAGACGCCTGCTGAAAAGTTTGCGAATGAGCCGCTTCCCGACACGTTCCAGCCACCCTTGGACGACGCCATTGTTGTTAGCGGGAGCAGGCTCCGGCCTGCGGTTCCAAACTACGGCGGCGCGTTGGCAGGCGTGGCTTCTCCTATCGCCACGGAGTTTCTACCAAAGAGCGTGCTGCCTGAGCCTTTACCGTCGGAAACTACAGCCCCAGAACCCGCAGACGACGCCATTGTTGTTAGTGGTAGGCTCCCCACAAAGACACCACCGCTAATAGCCGGTATTGAAACCGCGATGCCCGCGATAACAGCGGGCGCGCTTACGGCAGCGCAGACGGGAGGCGCGCCAAACGACAAGCTCACTGCCAAAGACGCCGCTAACTATCTGCGCCTAGCGAGCCTTGCCGCTGGCCTGATTGGCGGCGGTGGCGGCGGTGGCGGGGGAGGCGGCGCGGCCGGCTCCCAGGCAATCAACCCTATCTTCTCGGCCAAACTGCCCACGCCCGGCGCAGGTGGCGCGTTCAAGGTCGGCGGTCTCGACTACACGACACCGCCTGCAACCGATACATATCGCTACGCCATGGGCCCTGCGATGGACATTCCCGCTGGCATGGACTTGCGCAGCGCTACATCGCCATACGCTGGCTACGGCCCAGGCACACTGGGCGAGGAGACCTTCAAGCGGGTCACCGGCATGTCCCACGGCGGCGCAATGGGCTACGCACGCGGCTCATCCCGCGATAGCTTTGCCGTTGATGGCCCCGGCACTGGCCGCTCGGACGACATCCCTGCGGTGCTTTCCGATGGCGAATATGTGATTGACGCAGAGACCGTTGCCCTTCTGGGCGATGGCTCAAGCAAAGCTGGCGCAAAGAAACTCGACGAGATGCGCGTAAAACTTCGTAAACATAAAGGCCGCAACTTGGCTAAGGGCAAGTTTAGTGTTAATGCTAAGCGGCCTGAGAAATACCTGTCAGGAGGACGTACGTAATGGGCTTTTTGGATTTCCTGACAGAGGGTAAGCCCGTCGAGGCTGTTCCTGTCTCATCCACCCAGCAGACAATTCTGCCGGACTGGTACACAAACTACGCGATGGACATCCTCGCTAACCAGCAAGCGGTCGCAGCGCGCCCGTTTCAGGAATATGTCGACGCGTCAGGCAAGGCGATCCCGCGCGTTGCTGACTTTGCGCCGGATCAGCAAGCCGGCTTCCAGGCGACGCGTGAAGGCGCGTTCACTTTCCGCCCTGAGCTTAACACCGCAGCGACCAAGACGCAGGACGTCTTCGGGCGCTCGGCCATGGGCGTTGCGCAGCCGTCCTTCCAGCAGTCCGGTCAGTACACCGCGCAGAGCACGGACCCGACGGGTCTCGGCATGGCGCAGCCTTATCTGGGTCAGGCCGGTCAGACGTCGGTGCAGAACATCGGCCAGTATATGAACCCATACACTGAGCAGGTCGTCAATCGCATTGGCCAGCTCGGCACGCGCACGCTTCAAGAGCAAGTGCTGCCTGGTATCGAGGGCGAGATGATCCGCGCCGGTCAGTTTGGCGGCACACGTCAAGCTGAACTTACCGGCCGCGCCATCCGCGACGCAATGGAAGGCATCTCGGCGCAGCAGGCGCAGGCATTGCAGCAGGGTTTCACAACGGCGGCTGGATTGTCTCAGGGCGACCTCGCACGGCAGGCGCAACTCGCGCAGACTGCTGGTGGCTTGGGCTTCCAGCAGCAGGGCGCTCTGGCGCAGGCTGGCCAGCAGATGGGCGCGCTCGGCGCACAGATGGGCAACATGTACAACGTCGACACCTCGAACCAGCTCGCAACGGCAGACCAGCTTGCTCAGATGGCGCAGCAGCGTCAGCAGCAAGAGCTTACCGGCGCAGGCGCTCTCCAACAGATTGGTGCGCAGCAGCAGGCTCTGGCGCAGCGGAACCTCGACATCGCTCGCGAAGACTTCTTGGCGCGGCAAGCATATCCGCAGGAGCAGATCAAGGCCATGACTGGCGCGCTGCAAGGCGTGCAGCCAGCCGTGCCTCAGGCTGCGACGAAGGTCGGCACAGAAGTGCCAGGCGCGTTCCAGCCGTCGCTGCTCAGCCAGGTCGGCCAAGCGTACGCAACGTATAAGGGACTGGGTGGCTAAAGATGGACGAAGATTTGGATACGATCGGCGACAACGCAGAGACAGAGGCTACGCTTCCTGTAAGCGACAACCTCGGTGGCCTCAGCGCTGCCGACGCGTTCTCTGCGTACCAAACAGCGCAGAAGAGCATTAGCGATCAGATTAATGCCAACATCAATCTGCTGACCGCCGCGCAGAAGAGACTGCGCGAGCGCCGCGCAGGGCCGTCCAACTCAGAAAAATGGCTGGCTATCGCTGCTGCGCTAGGCAAGCCGACCAAGACCGGATCGTTCGGCGAAAGTCTTGGCAACCTGAACGAGACCCTGCTCAGTCAGGAGGCGATGAAGCGCAAGGCACAAGAAGAGCGTGACATGCTACTCGAGCAGTACGGCATGAAAATCGGCGGTGAGCAGCTTCGCATGCTTCAGTCGGGCGCTTCGCAAGCTGCGCAGCTTTATCGGGCGGCTCTGGCCGCCAAAAATAAAGACCCGTTCAGAGGCGCGGTGTATGTCCCGGAAGAAGACCGTTGGGCTATGCGCCCCGGATCGGAAGGGGGTCCGCCCGTACTCACCCCCGAGCAGGTTGCGGAACTCTCGCGAGATCCAAAAAATAGCGGCATGAAGTTTTACACGACTGATGGTCGTCCCCTGGAGATCAAGTAATGGCAGATCCCTACGCCCCATTCGCTAGGCCCTCACAGGAAGGGCCCACGCTTAAGCAGCGCGCAACCGAGACAAACATCGCGCAGTCTGGCGCGTCGGCGGCTTCTTCAGCCGCAACGGCGGAGCGCACAGAGAAGCTGACGCCGCTCGAGGCTACAGAAAAGCAGCTCGATATCCAAGCCAAGGAAGACAAAGCCGCCAGAGAGGCGGCAGCTAGGGCAGCGGCGGCGCGGGCGAAGGCCACTCAAGCGCAGGAGCGCATAAATACTGTCCTCGAAAAGTTGGCGCAAGCGCGCCGTTTAGTTAGCAACTTCTCCACGGGATACGGTTCGCTTTTGAGCGGCCTTCCGACGACGGACGCACGCACCCTGAAAGGCATACTTGGGCCTGAAGGCACTATTGGGTCGCAGATATTGTTGCGCACTATGGACGAGTTGCGGCAGGGATCCGCCGCAGGCGCAACCGGCCTCGGCGCGATGGACCGCAATGAAAACGCGACACTGAAAAGCAGCATTACAAGCCTTGATCTTGGGCGCAGCCCAGAAGAAGTGCTGCAATCAATTAACGAAATCGAGCGTAGCTTCCGCCGTTATGGCGCAATCACGAGCGGTTTCAATCCTGACGAGCGTGAAGTCGCAATCCAGTTCGGCCTCGTTCCGCCTGAAGACAGAAAAGATAGCCGCGGCATACCGGCTGGAACTATCGGCGGCGCAACCTCGGAAGAAAACGTCGTGCGTCCTTCAGAGCGGCGTGGCCTTAACGTGACGGTGTCTAAGATGTTATCGGAAGGCCGCAGCGCCGCAGACATCAAGGCATACCTAAATAATGTAGAACCGGGCCTCGGCGAAAAAACCGTCAATCTTGATTGGTGGGAAAGCGAGATGAAAAAGCCCAAGGCGCAGCAAAAGTATCGCCCCGAAGACTATGTCGACGTTGAGACGCTTCGCACAGAAGCTTCTGCGCCAGAGAAAGCTATCGGCAGCTTTGCCCAGTCGCCTGTAGGCACCGCGCTTTTAGGCGCGACTGACTTCGCAACGGGAGGTATATTACCTCAGTTCACTGGCGATCCTGAAGCTACGCGCGCCGCCATCAAAGGCGCAGAGCTTGATCGACCTGGCATGTTTTTGGCGGGGCAAGCCATCGGCGGTATATCCGGCCTTGCGGGGGCGGAGGGCGCTCTACTAGCTAAATACGGCCCTGAGCTGGCGGCTAAATACGGTATCCCCGCGATATCGGCGCTTCAAAGCGCGCTTTACGGGTACAGCACCTCGGACGAAAAAGGGCTATCTGCACTCCCCGACGCTCTGCAAAGCGGCGCCCTCGCGTACGGCGGTGGCAAGGCGGGCGAATATCTCGGTAAGGGTTTTGGAAAAGTCGTAGGCGGCGTTGGTGACGAGGCCGTAGATTTCTTACGCGCACGGGGCGTCCCGCTTAATTTTGGCGAGATCGTGGGCGGCAAGGCGCGTGAGTTCACAGGGAAAATGGCCGACCTACCTGTCGTTGGGCCTTTTGTTTCTGCGCGATTGAGCGAGGGCGCTGAGGGTTTTAACCGCGCCGCCTTTAACGAGGCGCTTCAAGACCTCGGCGAAAAGTACGCAGACATCGGCCCTGATATCGGTGAGCGCGGGCTGCGCGCGGCGCGGAGGCAAGTGTCGAACGCGTTCAATGACGCGCTTGAAGGTGTGCAGTTGACGCAGGACGACGTGTTCCAGCGGAACCTGTCCAACACGTACACTGCGCTTGGTGAACTGCCAGACGTCGGTCCGAAGTTGCTTAAAGCGCTAAACGACCAGCTTGGCGAATTGCTGAAGCCGGGACGCAGTCTCACAGGCAAGGAAGTGCAAGCCGCCCTTAGCAAAGTAGACCGCATTGGGCGCAGCTTCAAAAACAACGAACTTTACGCGAGTAGTATCGCCCCACGCCTAAACGCCGTGAGCGACGAAATTCGTGGCGTTGTTGAAAGGCAAGCGCCGGATGTGCTTCCGAAGTTTGACGCGGCGCGCAGCGCCTACCGAAAAGTCAGCATCGTAAATGACGCCGTTAAGCGCGCTACAAAGGGCGAAGGCGTGGGTACTCGCGGTATTTTCTCCCCAGAAGATTTGCAAGCTGCGGGCATGGCGAATGCCGAGAAGTATACCGGTAAGGGCTCCTCGGTCTCTCGCGGGTATCCTTTACAGGATTTAGCGGAAGCGGGCATAGACGTGATGGTGCCACCAAGCCGTTCAGGTTTAGGGTTCTCACTGCCGTTGACTGCCGCAGGCCTCGTCGGTGGCGCGAACTACCTCGCGCAGCCGGGACAGCAAACGAACCCCGTTACTGGTGTGACAACTGGAGAAGAGCGCGATCCTATCACGTCTGGGATATACGGTTTAAGTGCTGCTGGCCTCGCCACACTGCCGTTTACCCGCACAGGCCAGAAAGCAATCACCAGTTTCATGCTTTCACCTCGGGCCAAGTTTCTTCAAGATGCGGGTGCGTTAATCGAGAAGTACGGGCCGCAAGCTTTAGGTGGCTCTTTCGGCGCGACGTTTGGGGGAATACCCACTCGCGGCACTCCAGACGTAACTGGCACTGCTCCAGTAGAGTTTCAGCCGGTTCAAGTGTCGCCTAAAAACCTAACGCAAGAAGCCGCTGCGGAAGGCGCAGTGCCGGAAGAGGGCGCCGTCTTAGTAGATGACCGCCCAACGGAGATGCGCGAGGACGGACGCCGCTATTTCGTAGGGACCAACGAACTTGCCGACGCAGAAGAAACATATCCCGGCGATCCAGCGCGGGGGTTTGCGATGGGCGGCATGGCCCATAGCTTTGGTTCAAAGCCGGAAAGCAGCGCGCCTTCGTACGCGCTGGCAGAAGCTGAAAGCCCACCCCCCGTGTTCTCTACGCTGTTGCCAATGAAAACCGGCGGCGCTGCTAAGAAAGCCACTCGCCGCGCGCCGGCAAAGACGATAGATGAGCTCATGCAGCGCTACACCCCATCAGGCAAGGCGACCCTTGCCGACATGGCACGACACTACGGCATGCGCCGCTAAGAAGGATATACGTTAATGGCTGCTGGCGACGGGTTCGAGGTTTCGTTTTACAACGACGAGACGGGTCAGTGGGAGGTCGCTTACCGCGACCCTCCGGCGAAGCCTCTTGCAGTACGCAAGGACAGCTCGAAGGCAACTGAGAAGCGTCGCTTTGAAGCGAAGCGAGCCGAGCGGCTTCGGGCCAACGAGGCAGCGACCGCAAACATAGACAAGCTCGGCAGCGGCATCGCGTCGATACCGGGCCGCGTCGTGAACTACATCAAGTCGTCAACACCCTCAAGCGTTGGCCGTGACGTCAAGGGCATCGCGAGAGCCACCTATGACGCGGCGGTGGAAGATCCGAACGCCTTTGCCGAAGACGCAATCTTCTCGCCCCTCGCCGCCATCCGTGACTTCGGCGACGTCCGCGAGACCGCACGCAAGTTGCGTGCACAGGGCCGCGATGCCGAGGCTGAGAAGATGGAAGCTATGGCCGGAACGGCCATACTGTCCGCCGTGCCTATCCTCGGACGGCCCGCAGGCGTTGCCACACGTAAGGCGATTAAAGCCGCAGAGAAGACTGCTATTAAAGGCGCAGCGAAGGCCGCAGCTCCTAAACCTAAAGCAGCCGCGCCTAAAGCAAAACCGTTAGCGGCCAAACGCCCTGCGCAGTTAGAAGGGGCCGACAGCCCGTTCATGGTGAGCACGCGACGCCCTACCGCGCCCAACTACGCGACCCAAGGTAATCCCGACGAGCAACTTCTTATTCAAACAGGTGAAGCATTGCGCGCTGCTCCCGCCGCCTTTGAGAAGAATATGGGCATGCTTGCCGAGGAACCGTTTATGCGGGGTATGGCGGGCGCAAGCCCAGAACGGATATACGAAGAGGGTGTTCGCCGTGGAGCGGACAACCTCAAGTTCATCATGTCGGATTTGATGTCGCCGGAGAAAGTAGAAGCTGCACGGGGTTGGTATCCAACCGCTCAGATGGTATCGGCACGCGCTGCTGAACGCGCTGGATTGCCGCCAGAAGCAGGCTACGGCGTCGCCGCTGTTACCTCACCTCAGACGCCGTGGGACATCAACGTCGCTCGCGTAGACCGGATGATGGACATGTACGGCGATAGGTTCGCCACAGATCCCGCAGCCGCACGCAAATACATCGAAGGCCGCATCGCTACGGAAAAGAAGCCTGGAGCCATCGCAGCTCTCGGCCCTGATTACGCAGAACGGATTGCGGCCATGCCGTACGAGGAGCTGCCCGACAAGTTTGCCAAATTTGCCCGCGTTTCTTTGGCCGATGCCACGCGGAACGACCCGATAGTGCGCAAGATAGACCTTTCCGGTGAGTACGGCGATCCCTATGGCAGCATGACTTGGGGTAGTGGCGACAGCGTCAGCAAAGCTCTGGCCATCATGGACAATCCGTCTATGGAAGGCATAAACGCGCAACTATTGGGCGGCGGTAAAGTTCCGTCCTTCTTCAACAATATCGCCAACCCTTACAGCGCCGCGCCCATATCGACTATCGACACGCACAGTGCAGGCGCAGCGTCGCTGTTCCCCGGCGGCGGTAATGACCCTATCGTGTACCGTGCAATGGGTCTTGGTGGGACTAAAGAAGCTCCCGCAGCCGCTGATGTAGCCCGCACTGGGTCGAAGGGTTTGTACGGTCCAATCTCGGACATGCACACTCTGGCCGCCAAAGAAATGGGTTTTGACGCGCCGCGCGAAGTGCAGTCCGCCACGTGGGAAGGCGTTCGCGATCTTTGGGGTCAGGAAGGCAAAACGCCTGAACTGAAGAAAGCTATCGCTGACATCTGGAACAATTCCAGTTCGCCGGACGAGGCGCGGTTCCTGATTGCGGATTTGCTCGGAAAGCCCGTGCGCCGCATGTTCCAAGTCAAATAATACGAAGGTCGGGGGGCAACTGCTCCTCGGCCTCTTCGTCCCAATCTTCTGGAAGGTTCCCGTCGTACATCACCCACAAATAGTTTTCGCGGGTGCGAGGCATACCTAATTCAGCAAGCACCAAATCGTAACTATCTACTGTCAACGTCCGTCTCCCTTAGCTTCGGCCAGCAACGCGGCATAGGCGATATTATCCTCGGCGCTGTCGGCGTGGTAGTCGCTGCGCGTGAACAGGCGCACCAGCTTGACTTGCTGCATGAACATCCAACCCTCGCTCTCGGTCAGGTCGCGGCCTGTGATGGCGTTGAACGCCGCCACGACCTTGCTCATCGACCTCTCGCCCTGTGGCTCGTCGTAGGTCTGCCCCCGCTCGTGCATCAGCGCCGCAGCTCGGCCCAGCAGCTCGGCAGCCTTCGGCTCCGGCACCTTGGCCATCTCGTTGAGCTCTTCATTAACATCTTTAATCGCTTTCATGTTTTTTCCTTTTCAATGCCTCAAGCAGCACCTCTTGAACGGTCTTCTTTGACCGCAAGCGCTCGAGGATCATGTCGTCCACAGTATCGCGCGCCATCAGGTAGTGCACGAGCACAGGCCGGTTTAGCCCTGCTTGCGCTTGCCTCATGGGCCCAATACGCTCGATGATTTGCAAATGCTCTTCTAGGTTCCAGTTGAGCGAGAAGAAGGCGAGGATGTTGCCCCCTTCTGCGAGATTAAGTCCGTGTCCCGCCGACGCAGGGTGAGCGAATAGTAACGACGTCCGTCCGGCGTTCCAGTCGCGGATCGTGTCAGACTTAGCGTCCAGAACCCTGCCTTTAGGGTAACGGCTTTGTAGCCGGGCCAAGTCGCTCTTGAAATGGTAGGCCACCATGACGGGCGCGCCGTTGGCTTCTTCGATGACGCTATCGAGCGCATCCAGTTTAGCATCGTGCACCTCCTCCCATGTACCGTTGTCGTCGACGTAAGCGGCTCCGTTAGCAAGCTGCAAACACTTCATTGTGCGTGCCGCAGCGTTCGCTGCCTCTATACCACCATTGCCCAGATCCGCGAACATGTGTTTTTCCATGTCACTATAGACCGCCCGCGCCTTGCGCGGCATGTCTACGTAAATCGGATTGTGTATCGGCTCATCGACCGGCAGCGCGTCGACCGTCAAGCAGACGTCACGCAGGCGGTTCTCAATCTCCTTCTGGGCGTTGGGCAGCGGCTGGAGGCTGAAGCCGTCCCAGCCCTTAGCAAACCAGCGATCGGTGAAGGCGCTGAAGGTGCGGCCCAGACGCTCGCCCTTGTCGAGGAACCATGTCTGGCCCCACAGATCCTTGAGACCGTTGGGGTTGGGCGTGCCGGTCAGCCCGATAAAGCGGTTCACTTTGCTGTGCACCACCTTACCGAGTGCCCCGGCACGTTTGCTCCCCTGCCGCAGGCGAAAGCTCTTGAGGCGCGTCAGCTCGTCTGCAACGACCGTCTTGAACGGCCACGCGTCGCCGACCGCCTCTTGCAGCCACACAAGGTTGTCGTAGTTCATCGTGTAGATGTCGGCGTCGATGTCAAGCGCCGCTTTACGCTCCTTGGCGCTGCCGCAGATCGTTGAGACGCGCAGGTGCTTGAGGTGGTCCCACTTCGCGATCTCGTCAGGCCACGTCGTCTTAGCGACGCGTAAGGGCGCCAGCACGAGCACTGGGTATACGTCGTCGACCACAGACAGGTTGTCGAGGCTGGTCAGCGTCGTGACCGTCTTGCCGCCGCCCATTGGCATCCACAAGGCACAGCGCGGCTTTGTGTAGAGCCACTGCATCGCCGGACGCTGGTAGTCGTGGGGTGTGAAGACTTTGGTCATCGCAGCTCTGACACGACCGCGTCGATGCCCTCGATCGTCGACACAGTATAGACTGGGATGCCGGCGTCCTGCATGCGCCTGACTTCACGCTCCTGTAGCTTGCTGTAGCGGTCGCCTTCGGCCTTAACCTCGATGAAGGCGAGGCGAGGCCACGTCCACCACACAAAGCAGTCAGGACAGCCTCTGCGGCCTTCCCAACGCACCTTGCGGTATTGGCCGCCGCTCTGCTGCACAACACGCTTGAGATGCGCCTGTAGCTTGCCTGCGGGGGTCATGCAGGCCTTCTGCCGATAGACCAGTTAGCAGATATGCGAACTTCGCTGTTTGGCATGCACCAGATCTCGCCGCTGTCATCTAGTGCGACGACCCAGAGCAGGTCGTGCTCGATGCCGTAGTCGATGACGGCAAAGGCGAGGGCGGCGCCCTTGCTCGTCTTCATGGGTATGGTGGTTTGAAGTTGCGTGAACACGCCTCAGTCCTTCTTGTAGCGGCGCGTCTCGAAGCCAGCCGCAGCAAGCGGCAGCCCCAACGACCAGCCGGGATTGGTGGACATGATGCGCGACAGCTCGTCGACCGAATACTCGTCGGTGTCTGGCGTCTCGGTGATCAGCTCGTCATGCACGTGCAGGCAGACGGCGTAACCGGCAGCTTCAGCGCGGAACATGCCGGATGCCAGCACGTCACGCGCAACGGCCTGCACGACGTTCTCGGCCAGCTTGCCGCCGTAAGTCTCGATCGTCTCCCACTTCTTGGTGTACTGGTTGACGCCCTGATACACGATCGTGCCTTCATCAAGGCCCGCGTTCGGGTAGCAGAGGTAGCGCCCGCTCGGCAGCTTGATGCGCAGCCAGTTGTCCTTGTAGCCGATTGATAAGTCGCGCACCGTGAAGCGCTTATTGGGCGCGCGGATTGCGTCCTTTACGGCGCGCTCCAGATCGTACCACAGCGAGACGACGGCCTTGTGCGCCTTGCGCCACGCCTCGACGATGCGCTTGACCTCGTCCTCAGGCAGGAACACGCCATAAAGCGCAGCCATGCTGCTGAACGCCCCGACGCTGCCCTGATAGCCCAGAGCCAGCTCCTGCACCTTGCCGATCTGGCGCTCGTCCTTCGTGACGTCCTCGGCCTTCTTGTTGAAGGACTTGGCGTAGGCCAGCTTATAGAGATCGTGACCGACGCCTGCGTCGAACTGCTTAAACGCCTCGGTCTTCCAGTCCTCGCCGGCCAGCCACGCAAGCACGCGCCCTTCGATGTTGGACAGGTCGGAGACGACCAGTTTGCACCCCGGCGCAGCGATGAGTGCCCCGCGCACGGCGCTCGAGCATAGCTCGGACACGTTGTCGAACAGCAGGTCTTCCGCGTCGAGCTTCATGGCGTCGATGCCGAAGTCGATCTGCGCTTGCTTCATTGTCGGACGTGGCAGGTTCTGAGGCTGAAAGAGGCGGCCTCCCCAGCGTCCTGTACGAGATGCACCGCAGAACTGAAGCGTGCCGCGCAAGCGCCCGTCGGCACTCGTCGCCTTCAGCAGCACCTTATATTTGGCAGGAGACGTTGCTGAAGCCTGCTGTCTGATCTCTAGCAGCTCCCGCACCTCTGGCGTCAAGGTGCCTTGCAGCAACGTGCTGACGGTGCCCTTCTTGAGGTCCGGCGTCGTGAACGCCAGCGTCTGCTCGAGATGCTCAAGAAACTTGCCGCGCTGGGTCAGCGAGCCGACCGCGCCGTTGGTTAGAATTCGGGTTCGCTCAGCCAGATCTCGCGAGCTTCTTTGAAAAGCTCGTAGTGCAGCGTTTGCGAGCTCAACATCGATGGCGATACCACGGTCATTAATTTTCTGATCGAGGAGCCACAGAGCGCGTTCACCTCCATGACGGTTCCAGTCTGGGAGCAGTCGGTATACGACGCGCATTGCGTCCACATCGAGGCGGGCGTATTCGATGAAGGCTGCCCACTCGTCGGGATGTGTGTCACGGTTAGCCCTCCTGAGTTTCACGTTCTTTGGCCGAGGCTTCGTGAGCAAGTGTATCAGCTTTTTACCTGCTTTGTCTTTAGCTTTATCTTGCGGGACGCCTAAAACGTCACACAGCGCACCCAGCGAACCGGGCAGGCCATGCGCCAGCGCGATGACCATCGTGTCCTCGACCTTATCGAGAGGCATGTGCACGCCGCAATGGCGCAGCACCGTGCGATCGAAGGCGCTGTTGTGGATCACGATTTTGTCCGCCGTGTCGATCATCATCTGGACGCTGTCCAGCGAGCCGCGCTCGGTCAGGTCCATGACCTCAACCGGCTCGTCGTCGAACGCGTACGCCACAAGAAGCACCTCGGCATTCTCCGCGTACTTGTGCGTGCCATGCGTGATCGGCGTCTCGCTGTACGTTTCGAGGTCGAGCCAGAGCGTCGTCATCCGCGAAGACCGTGAATGATCTCGCTTACGCGGCCGCCATCGATGTTGAAGACCCGGCCGATCTCACGGTTGGGCATATCGGGATTTGCAAGCACGAATGCGCGCACTTGATCGCGGATCGCAGCCGTAATGCGTGCCGATTTTGTTTTTGCGTGCTTCTTTGCCGGGCGGCGGAAAGACGCGTTTGCGAGGCGCGTAACCTCGCTGGCTATCTCTTCGTGGCGTTCGGGATGGTTGCGCAGTTCGTCAGCAAGCTTCCACAGCTCAGTGCGAATAACGATGATTGATAAATGTTCCATTCGTAGTGTCCTCCGTTCAGGTGAGGCGCGCAGCGGTTATCAAGCAAACGGAGGGACATCCGCACACTGCGCGCCTCGCCAGAAGGGAGGACGCTGCGGCAGGTGACTTCCAACCCCGCCGCAGCGCCCCTCTTATACGCTTAGATCAGGTCTAAGCCAATAGCGCTGGCGTAAAGATCCAACAGCGCCGCTTCTTCGCGGCGGCTGTCGGCGTCCTTCTTGCGCAGAGCGACCAGCTTCTTGATGATCTTGGTGTCGAAGCCGACGGCCTTAGCCTCACCATAGACGCTCTTGATGAACTCCATGATGTCCTGCTTCTCGTCCTCGAGCTTCTCTACGCGCTCGATGATCAGGCGGAGCTGATCACCGGCAACGCTGTTGTGTCCTAGTTCAGACATGCCAGCCCTCCTTAAAGAAAGTCAGCGCCGTCAGCCGACGGCTCGAGATCGGCGAAGTCGTCAACCGACGCACCGCCACCGCCAGAGAAGCCTTCGCCGTCACGCACAAAGCGCACACCGAGCAGACCGCAGTTGATGCGGCGTCCGTACTTCGGGTGGTCCTGAGCGTAAATGTCGACGACGGCGTCAACATAGCAGCCGGCGTAGAACACGCCGTCACGAGCCGTCACAGGGCGCTTGGCGCGGTCGAACGTCTTAGGCCCCGGCTTATCAGCGCCGGTGCGCGAGTTGAGGTGGTACATGCCTTGGAAGCCGTCGTACACTTCGCCGGTCTTCTTGTTCTTGTACGGGCCCTTGACGAAGGCGTTCTTCTTATCCTCGTTGATGATGTCGAGGGCGCCGTCGGCCTTCTCGCCCCACTTTTCCTTGGCGACCTCCGCGATGGCGGCCTCAAGCTTCTTCACGTTGGCGCTCTTGGGGTCGATGATGAACTTAGCCGAGTAGGCTGCCTTCTCATCGGCGCCAAAGCTCTTGGCCTCAAAGATGTCGGGGAACGACAGGCGGACGTCTTCAATTACAACTTTCATGTTCGTAGTTTCCTTATATCAGCGGTCGGCGAAATCATCGGCGACAGCGGTTGTGGCCTTCTCAGGCCGTTTGTCAGCCGCGGGTGCGACAGACAGCTTACCTTCGGGGCGGTGGGTCAGCTCATCGAGCAGCTTCAGCCCTTCGGGATCTTTCTTGAGCAGCTTCTCAGCCGTTGCCGGCGAGATGAACTTCTCCTCATACATCTCATCACGCTTCAGGACGGCGCCAAGGCGGTCCTGAGCGTCTTTGGCATCAGACCACGCCCGATTGCCCTTACGGCCTTCTACGAGCTTGTAGCCGGTCACGTCGAGGCCCTTAGTGAGACGACGCTCGACTTCGGCGCGGATGCTCTTGCACCACTGCTCGATGAGATCGACGCGGCCCATGGCAACGCTGAGCGCGTTGTCGCCCAGATCGGCGAAGTCATCGGCCGTTGCAATCTCGTCGGTCGTCTCGTCCACAATCGCCTGCAACGCAGGGCAGCTCGACTTAGCCTTGCAGAACTTGCACTGCTTCTCGCCGGGCGCAGGCTCCGCCTTATCGTTGCGTGTCGCCTCTGCACCGCTGCTGACCTTCTTGGCAAAAGCCATCAGATCATCAGCCCTGATCCAATGCTCGGCCACGTGGTTGAGGCGCGGCTGGTGGATGACCATGCAGATGTCGGCGAAGTCGCCGAGCTGCTCATAGGCCTCCATCGCACCGAGCGCGTACATCATGGCCTGCTCGTTGCCGTCGGCATAGACCTTTACGCCCATGCCATATTTAAGGTCGACGACCGTTAGGCGCTTCTCCGCGGCGTGGATGATGACAGCGTCGCTGGTGCCGGTGGCATCGGTCTCGCCAGTCATGTGGCCGATCGGCACGCGCTGCTCGACGAGCAAGACGCCGCCCTGAGCGTACTCGCGGACCAGCTTCACATAGTCCTCAACGTACGCGACCATAACCTTGTCGACCGTGAAGTCGAAGCCATCGATCGTGTGCTTCTCGCCGATGCGCTCAGCGGCAGGCTTAGTGCCGTCCAGCTCTTCGGACGCGAGCAAGTGCGCCAGCGTGCCTTCAGCGGCGTATGGGCTGCTGTCGTCTGGGTACGGCGCCTCAAGCGCCGGAGACGCAGGGCAGCGCATCCAGCGATGCGCGCCCGACGGCGACAGTTTGGCGTGCAGGCCGCTCATGCGCCGAGCTCGTCGTTGATCGCGTTGACCAGCTCCTGCCAGCGCTCGCTGGCAAGGTGCGACGCTTTGATGACGCCGAAGCGACCGAGCACTTCCTGCCCGACAGGCTTGCCCTTCACCTCGACCAGCTTGAGCACCAGCGGGGTGACGACGGTGTCAAAGTCCGGCACGTCATCCTGCGCCGCAGGGGCAGGGGTAGAAGAGGGTTCCTCCGTCGTCGGCTGGCTCTCGATAGCTTCTGCAACTGGGGCACTCTTGGGGGCCGGCGTAGGGTCCACGAGTGCGACTTCGGCGACCTCCGCACGGGTCTGAGCTGGGGCAGATGCTGCGTGTACAACAATCAGACGACCGCCCAGAGCCAACGCCTTGTCGGCCAGTTCTTCCAGCGATGCGGCGGTAATTTCGATGCGGTAGCTCACTTTACGTTCTCCAGTTCATTTTCAAGGTAGCGGATGGTTTGGTTCGCCTCGGCGATCTCTTCCTTAAGGTCGTTGATCTCGGCGTTCAGGTCAGCGATCTCGTTTTGGTTTGCGTGCTCGAGGTCGAAGAGTGCGTCAGCCAGACGCTCGGCCAGCACCATAGACAGCTCGTCGCCGCCCTCCTTGGCTAACACGAGTATCGTGGCATTGTCGCACTGGCGATAATAGTTACGGTCTTTTGTCATGTCGTAGTTTCCCTCAAAAGTTCCATGGTGTTGCGCCGTACTGCTCGGCGAGCTGGCGCGCTTCGCGCTTGCCCGCTACAGTCAGAGCGACGACATTGCTGCGGCGCCCATTGGCTATCTGGTTGATGTAAAGCGTTGCCGGATAACGCTTAGTTTTTGAGGTAAATTCAGCGGCAAGTACATCGTTTGTCATTTCGTAGTTTCCCTATTTCGTTGCTTGGAGTGTAACCCATAGCGATGCAAGCATTTACTTGCAACCCCCAATTAGCTTGTCATGAAAATAATCTTTCCATGGTCGATCACGAGTGGCGCTTCGGGGCCTTTCACTAGGCTCTTGAGGGCGCGCTGGATGTCCTGCTTACGCACGTCACGCTTGCCCGGCTCAGGGGCAGGCATGCCATCGACGCATAGCTGCACGAAGGCGCCCATGTCCATGTCCGCGGCGAACGGGTCGACTGATGCCTCGATCGTCTCAAGGATGTGCGTCTCAATGCGCCCAAGCTTCTTAATGCCCTTGCGCGGCTTGTCGTCCGCGTCAGGCTTCGGCAGCTCAGCCTCGATCGCGACGCAGCTCGTAATCGCTTCGCCATCATCATCCAGCCCGACATCGACGATCTCAAGCTTGAAGCCCCAGCTCAGGCCGTCGTCGCCGTCCTTCATCTTAGTCGTTCGGATCTCGCGCTGGCCGTTCTCGTGCTTGAGCACTTCGATCTCTGCGTCGACCGCGGCGCGGATGCCCGACCAGCCACGGCTGCCCCGCGCTGCGTCCTTGCCCGAGTGATGGATCATGCCGATCGTCGCCTCGGTGGCTAGGCCGAGCGCCCGGCTGTTGGCCAGCACGAGGCCCATGTCCTCACCGGCGTTCTCGTTGGCGCCCGGCGTCACCTGCGCCAAGGTGTCGATCGCGATGAAGTCAGCGCCACCGACCGCAGCAACCGCCTTGACCAGCTCGCTGATGTCGTCCTTGAGCATGAAGTTAGGCGGCAAGGTTATGACGCCGATGTGGAGGTCGTCCGGGTTTATATCGTGATGCCGGCAGTAGGCCTCGAAGCGCTTGCCCACGCCTCCGCTGCCTTCGGCCGCAATCAGGATCACGCGGACCATCTGCGTCTTGCGCCCGCGCCAGTCTACGCCCCGCGCCATAGCGGCGAGCATGTCGATCAGGACAAAGCTCTTGCCGCTGCCCGACGCGCCGTAGATCATGACGAGTTCGGCTTTGGGTATGACGCCCTTGATTAGCCACTCAACCGGCTTGCGCCGCGTAAGCTCGGCGGCCGAGAAAACTGAGAACTTGCCGTCAAAGTCTGGCGGCGTCTGCATGCCGTGCGTTGGGTTGGCGGCGGCCGTCTCGGCGGCCAGCTCGGCCACCTGCTTCAGCTCATTTACGGACGCCGCCTGAGTAGGGTTTGCGGTGAGCGTGCCTCCCGCCTTCTTAGCCAGCTTGATCACGGTCGCCATGGTCACCTGCCGGTGGCCGTTGCCGACGCGCCGATCGAAGCTGTCCCACTGGCCGCGCAGGCCTTCGGTGCTGGGGTAGGATGAGCCGCCGGTCGACCACTCGTCCCACATCTCGAAGCCGTCGTCGCCACCCTCGGTCTCGTGGTGTAGCGCCATGCCGACCTTGATCCAGTCTTCGCGGCCCATGTCGGGGTCGAGCGCCGCGAGCAGCTCTGCCATCTGCGCAATGCTCAGGCCCAGCTTCGGCTCGTGGCCGATCATGAAGTCGGCAGGGTCGTGCTGCTTGGACGCCGTACTCGCCGCGAAGCGCGCCTCACACAGCGTGACCACCTTGGAGGTAGGCGCTGAGATGCGGTTGTCGTTGCCGACCAGCTCGCAGATCGTTGTCTGCCGGCCGGTTATGGTGACGAAGCCGTTTGTGTTGAAGGTCTCGAAGCCATAGCGCCCGCCCTCGGCGTAGCTCTTATGGTTGCCGAGGTTGCCGCGCACAAAGGCACGCACGCCCTCGCCACTGGGCGAGTACTCGCTGTAGGTGTTGGCGATGATCTCGTTGATCTCAGGCGGCAGCGAGCCGTCAGGCGCGACGCACTTGTCGAAGTCCAGCGCCGTGATGCCCCAGTCGGGCATGAGCGCAAAGCCGACACCGTCGTAGCCTTTGCGCACCGCCTCGTCGCGCGCCATGTGGAAAGCAGTCAGCTTACCGCGATCCTGCGGCGAGCCCTGCTGCCCGAAGCGCCGGCCGCCCTCTACATAGTACGGCACCTTGCGCGGCTTCGCCTCGCCGGGGTGCTGCTCATAGCGCCACACCAGCCACGCAGGAAGCGCCTTAAGCTCCTCGGGCGCGTCGAGCGTGCGGTTTTGAGGCGAAATAGTCGCGACTTTGGGCATGGATGTGTCCCTTTCATCCGGCATGTGTGGCCCTCCAACTAGAGGAGGTCTTGAGCTACATCGGCCACGTCAGTGACACGCACGAGCTTGGTGATCTCTGGGTCGAGCAGCTCGGCCGCAGGCACCCCATATATCTCGCTTACCTGCTCTGCGCGCTTCGGCGTCAGCCAGCCGCGTTGCAGCCACTGGTAGACCGCCTGATGGGACACGCCGACCGTCCGAGAGAAGGCGGTAACGCCCCCTGCGAACTGGACCGCGCGTGCTAGTCCTGATTGTTCCACTATGTGCTCCTTCATGCTGAACTGGTCAGCCTACATTAAAGCGATTGCTTGATACAAGCCATAAACGGCCGGCGACGCATTTAGCTGTCAGCCCCACCATTCCTCTTCCATCTCTTCGCGCTCTTCTTGTGTGATCTCCGGGCGCGTGGCGATCATATAGCACGTCAAACCAAACAGGCCGATGATGGTGACAAAGAGCCAGTTGCTGCTAGTCATGCCGCGATCTTCTTGTTGGTGCGCGTCTCAACCTCTTGGCGCAGCATGTGAGGCGCAAGGCCCCAGCAGCGCTCAGCCATCTCGAACTCGCGGCACAGCTCACGCACGCGCGTGTCGAGCACTCGCTGCTCTTTGCGTAGCTTCTCCTGCTTCGCCAGCACGCGGGCTGCTTCCCTGATGATGTCGTTGGTGTCTCGTGTCATTGTATCGTCTCCTTTGTGTGGCGGGCGCCGGTCCAATGCTCTTGCATCGTGATCGCGTCGGCGACCATCTCGAGCACTGTCGTGCCATACTCTTGAAGCTTGGGGTCAAGCCCAGGCTCGAATAGGAAGTCGGCGGCGTTCTTGTTTAGCCAAGTGACGATCAGGCGCCGCTCGACAACGGTGCCCAGGTGAGAGGCTGAGCCGAGCATATCGCTCAGCTCTTCCTCGGACAGATACTCGCCGTCGTCCTCTGGCGCCGTGTTGTCGTTCGCCATCATGGGTAGACCGCCGCGGGTACCAGCTCTGACCACCAGACCGGGTTGATCGCGCCCTTCTTGCGCACTGAGCACAAGAGCAGCTCGACCTCGCGCTGGGCGTCGCTGTGATTGCGGGGGTAGACGTGCTCCTCGCCCGTTGCTGGGTCGATGAACAGGTCGTGCGTACGGAAGCCAATGTTGTGGCGCAGGATGCGACCAGTGTCGGTGTCGTAAGCCGTGACGTAGTACTCGATCACATCGATCGGGCCTTCCTCAAACAGCTCGTATTCAACGTCGAAGGTGTAGGTCATGTCAATTAGCCTTCTTGCGTGTTATCAGGCGTCCGGTTTTCGGATCGCGCTGGATGCTGGCCGCGAGCTGTTTCTTGAGCTCATAGTTCTCAACCTTAAGGTTGGTGCACAAAATCTTAAGCAGGCCCATGTTGTTAGCCGCCTCGCCGCGAACGGCAAACGTAGTGTTATACTTCTCGCGGAGCTCTCGCAGCATCCTCTTGAGAGACTTAATCTCGTTGTTGCGGCGCTCGACTACGCCAGCGCGGCGCTTGAGGTTGCTCTCAAGTCTGCTGATCTTCTTAGCCGGAGCGCTCAGGTTGGACAGCTCGCGGCGCAGGGCGGCGTTGTCGCGCTTCAGCTCTTCCAGCAAGATGCTCTTCTTGGCCCACTCTGCCTGCTGCTGCGTCTCTTCGACGCGGTATGTCTCGTAGCCTGCTTCGAGCTGGGCTTTAAGTTTGCGGACCTCAGCCCATGGGTTAAAAATGCTCATGTCAGTACTCCTCCTCGTCAAAGATAGTCTTTTGGTACTCAGCCTCGACGTGGTCGAGGTAGGCTTGCTCCTCAGGCGTGAGCGGGCCCTTCTTGCTGAAGATGCCCCAGAGCTTGTCGTCCAGTTGGCGGACAGGTGTGGTGATGAGAGAGATGCTGTGCATGCCGATCACCCAATGTGCACAGCGTTGTCGGCGTCGATTGCGGCGAGGAACACCTCCTCGACCGTTAGCTGGCCGTGCCAGTCTTCGAAGCCGTCAGTGTCTTCGCGGCGATAGTCGTTCCAGCGGTCGGCAAGATACTCGTCGCGGATCAGCTCGAGCTTAGCTTCATGCTCGAGTGACAGCTCGTCAGTAGCGAGGTAGTGCCTTACAGCTTCTGCCATCAGCGCTGCGGTGCGTTCGTCTTTGGTCCAGTCAATCATGTCGATGTCTCCTTGTGCTTGCTTGATGAGACTATCCTTAGACGTGCAAGCGATTACTTGCAAGCCCCTTGTGCAAAATAATTCACTTTTTCTTTTCGAGTGTCTCACGCGCCAGTTGCATGGGCTTTGGCCAACCGCCTGCGATGCGCTTCAACGCGGCGCGGAGCCGATCGATCTCGTCGAGTAGCGCCTGATGCTCTGCGCCGGTCATTCGCAATTCCAGACTTCTGTTGTGGTCATGATGTCAGTCGGCCAGCCGGTGTCGACGGTGAAGCTGCGCTCCTCGAAAAGCAGCATGTTGGTCGGCCTGATCAGCAGGCGGTCGCCTTCCGTCCGCATGAACATGAACTCCTTCGACTGCTCTGGTGCCGCGCTGAACCCGTCGCTGTGCGGGCAGGCGGTGAACAGGCACGTCGCTTTATCGTCGGTGCCGTCGTAGCGCGCCTCCAGATCCGCCAGATAGTCGTAGCGGATGACGTCGAACTCGGTGCCGTAGCAGTCCCAGACCTGCGCGTCTTGCAGTGACCATAAAAGCTCTGGCCACGCGTTGAAGGCTATCGCATGCGGTGGCACGTTGCGGTAGACCGCGCCACACTCTAGCATGATGTGACAGCCCCAAGCGCGGTTCGGTGTCGAGCGTATGGCGAACCACACGGCTGGCTCGAAGCCCTCGCCGTCCTTGCGGATGAACGCGCTGTCCACGTAGACATACAGGTGGTGCGGCAGGTTGCGGCTGCTCACTTGCCGCGTTCCCGCATGGCGACATCGAAGTCGTGGGCTGCGGCGCGCATGTACTGGCCGATGAAGATGGCGGCGGCTTGGGGTTCGTCCTCTGGCGAGAAGCCGAAGATCCTCCCGAAGGCTTTGGAGCCCTCGTATGCGTACAGGTCGGCCGTCATGTGGGCCTGTCCCATTGCGTCGTCTGGGGTAATCATTTCACTTCTCCTTTGTTGTTGTCCGTCACCTGCGGCAGCTCGTCGCCCTCAGACGTCGTCACTAAGTGCGTCTCGTCCTTGATCTTGTAGCCCACCTTCTCGAAGCCAATGAACATGGCGGCGACAGTGTACTTGCCCTCAGGCGTGGTGGCGTTGACCGTGGCGATCAGAGCGCCGGTCTCGGGGTGCACGAACTGGAGCTGCCCAGGCATTAGGACGTTGTCCCTGCAGATAAGGTCAGGCTTGGTCACAGCAAGATGCTCACGATCACGAAGAACAGCAGGGCCACAGCGCCCATCACGCCCAGCGCTATGAGCTTGTCGGTCCGTGGCGGCGTCGTTGCGTCGTCGCCGTAGATGCTCTCTGGGCGGCTGGGGTAGACGCGCTCGATCTCAGCGTCACCCAGCCTAGCCATGAGCTTCGCGTCTTCGAAGACGCTGTCGCGGATCATGGCTGCGCGCTTGGGCCCCACGCCCTTCACGTCAGCCGCCAGCGTCTCCGCGTCGACGTCCATCACGTCGCCCGCAGTAATGTAGCCGGCGCGCTCGAGGTTATCGAGCAGGCGGCTCATTGGCATCACGTCGCCCAGAGGCTTGTTGCGCCAGGCGTAGCTTAGGTTGTCAGTCATAGTCATTGTGCTCCTTTGTTTATTAGCGCTCTTCGACCATTAAGTCGGCGAGGGTGTACGCATGGATGGCAAGATCAGCATGCGAAGAGCCGTCATAGCGTGGATTGCCTAGCATCCCGTTGATCACGTGAGCCGCGAAGTAATCGCGTAGGGTCATGCCGTCGTTAAAGTCGTAAAAGGTGTCAGGGACGGCGTTCGGGAACGCGAGTGGTCCTTTTGGTAATTTGTCTTCGGTCATAGTCATTGTGCTCCTATTTTAAGTTCATAGTCCTTGTGAACGAAACCCGGCGCGCCGTTCACGAACGCGGCCGACACCCAGTAACGGTTGCCGCTCTTGCCGGTGCGGTAATGCCCCCGGCGCAAGTGTGAGCGGGGCGACGCATGCGTGCCGCTACCCTTGCGCGTCTTGCTCTGAGGCTTGGGCTCGCCGATCACCAATGTCTTGTAGGTGAAGAGAGGCGTCTGCCCCCTGATGCGCCGCACGCGGTTCGCTTTGGCGTCCGGCGGCACGTCGGTCGAGGTTGTGACGTTGTTGCACAGCGCGTAGCAGATTGACGTGTGTATCTGAAGCATTGGGCCGAGCTGGGCTATGAGCGCCTCCTTCATGGCTTTAAGGTCGGCCATGTCCATGTGGGCGTTTCTTACCATAAACATCTCGGTCATGCCTGGTATCAACTCCATTGCCGCGCGCGGCATGCCGCGCTCATTAATGCCGGCCACCTCTACGTCGTAATGTAGCTGCGCTTTGAAAAACGAGCCGGTCCAACCCTCAGAAGCACCGGACGCGGGGTCGCCGAACAGGAAGTGGATCTCCGCGTGGTCCTGCTTGTCGATCACGATCAGGACCAGTGCGCCGACGTATCTGCGCCCGTCATTTACAGCCGGCACATTGTCTACCTCATACGCGGTGACCGGATAGGGCGGCCGAAAGTCATGAGCCTCGAGCACATCGTGGTACGGGTATGGAGGCAGCACTGGCACCGTGAACTTAACAGCGCGACGCGCAGTCCGGTGAAGGAACTTTAGGTATTTGCGTGGTCCCGGCTCGCGAGGGAACTCCTTATCCATACTATCCAAGGCGTGGGTCAGGTACTGACCCAGCTTAGGCTGAAACTGATAGCGCTTGTCCATGCCGCCTTCTCCTGTTTGTGGGGAGCCGAAGCTCCCCTGTGGTGGTTACTGGTTGGCGACGATCTCGACATAGGCGTCGACACGATCGGCCATGCGCTGCGCGTCGTTGTCAGCAGCCCAGCGGCGCTCATACAGATTGCCTTCGAAACTGTAGAGCTCGCCGCGATAACGAAACTCGAGAAGTGCCTGGTAGCCCTTGCTGCCCTTGTGGCATGGGACGGTGCGAATGCGGGTAGTGTACTTAGTCATTTAGCGTCTCCTTTGCTTGCTTGACTGGGTCAGTATACACTGCAAGCAGATACTTGCAAGTCCCTTGAGCAAAAAAGTTAAAATAAATTTAAACCCACCCAAACTCATGCAAGCAAGCGCTTGCCAGCGTGCAGCACTAGCCGCGTTGCAGCATCGCGTTGCAGTGCTGCAGGCAAGCGCGGCATGCAACGCGTGCTGCAACGTGAGGGGGTTACCCCTTTAGGGGTACCCCCACGGTGCTGCGACGTTGCACGTGCTGGGGCCACGATGCGCTGCGCCGATCTGGCGTTGGGCTAACACTCGTTTTGGATTTCCATTCGCAACGTGCTGCACGGCGCGGCTCATCTCAGTTGACACTGTTGCGTTGTGGTTGTATTGCTACACAACCCAACATGTAGGAGGCTATTATGTTTGATTTAAGTAAAGTTGGTCAGAAGCGCGGCGCGGCAGTGCCTTGGACAGCAGCGTGCGTCGCTACCGTAGCTCGCAAGGCGTGCGCTCAGGGCGGTGAGATATCTCAGGAAGAGTTTTTGAAAGCCTGCACTGAACTGGCACCTGCGCCAAAGGAGGGCGCTCGAGATGTACGCAGGCAGGTGTTGATGCGCGCCATCAAGGATATGGTGAAGCGGAAAACATTCCCGATGGACGTCGTCGGGCGGTTCTTCGTGCCGCCGCCGTCTGAGCACGCCGAGGGTTTGGATTTAATTTGAGGGAGACTACGAAATGTTGAGTACGCAAATGAAGCAAGACATCGAGACGCTGGTTGAAGTCGTGACGGATGACAGCTCGATCGCGAAGCTGTTGCAGCGCAAGTATAACACCAAGATCTCGGTGGTTGAGGTTCGCAAGTATCGTTTGGCCAAGACGGCGATTGCGGAGCAGAAGCCAGAGACGCCAGAGGAGCTCGCGATCGTCGTTGAGGAGGCTCGACGACAGGCGCCGATGCGGGTCGGCACGTCGCTTGAGGAGGGGAGCAATAATTTGCTGGCTGCGTTGTGCCGCTGGGCGTTCAAGCATGGCAAGCTGTTGCCGAACCTGACGCTTCAGCAGCAGCGCGATCGTGCCCGAGCTGATGGCTATTCGGGAGTGATTGAAGGCTGGGCTTGAGATGTGTCGCTCGAGGTGCTATCTAGGCGACTTCAGTGGAAGCTTGAGGACGCATCGCGAGCACGCACATGCCATATCCGACTAAACGCAAACCCGAAGTGGTTGAAGAGATCTTGCACCGTTTGTCGAATGGCGAGCCGCTGGCTGCTATTTGCCGATCGGACGAGAAGTTTCCGCATCCGTCTGCATGGCTGGATTGGATACGTGCAGACGAAAGTCTAGCCATCGCGTACGCACACGCGCGCGACGTGGGCGCAGATGCCATAGCTGAGGACGCGCTGGCAATCATCGACGCAGAGCCTGAGCGGGTCATCGAGCTTGATGACGAAGGCAAGCAGTCGCGCAGCCGCATCGACAGCGCAGCAGTTACGTGGGCGCGCAACCGCGCAGACCTGCGCCTGAAGCTGCTCGCAAAGTGGAACCCCAAGAAGTACGGCGAGAAGCAGGACGTCAACATCGGCAACAAAGAGGGCGAGACCCTCAAGGCCGAGGTGTCGATCGTGTCGCCTGAGCTCATGCAAGAGCTGGCTGATCTGGCAATCAAGACACCCGAAGGCAAGTGACCATTGACGCATCCGTCCTGTCGCGCCTCGACGAAAGGCAAGCACGCTTCCTCGTGTGGCAGAAGCGCTGGGGAAAGACAGCGCGGCCTAATCAAGTCCCTGAAGTGGCGGCCGCGCTCCAAGACAAAGACCCGCAGTTTACCGAGTGCGGCTATCTGGCAGGGCGCGGTTACGGTAAGACGCGCGTCGGAGCAGAGTGGCTGGCACGGAAAGTTTTTCTCGATCCGTCAGGGTTCGACAGCGCGGTGATCGCGCCGACCTATCAGGACGTGAAGTTCACCTGCTTCGAGAACGGGCTGCTCGACATCATCCCGCCTGAGCTGGTCAAAGCATACAACAAGACCGACATGACGATCGAGATGTTCAACTGCACAGGCGGTGTGTCACTGATACGCGGCTTCACGGCTGAGAAGCCTGAGCGCTTACGCGGCCCGCAGCACACACGCATCTGGGCGGACGAGCTGGCGGCTTGGCCGTACGACGACGTGTGGGACATGGCCATGATGGGCCTGCGCCTGGGCGACAAGCCGCAGGTGCTGTGGACCACGACGCCCAAGCCCAAGGACATCATCCGCAAGCTCACCGCGCCGAACCCCGGCCGGCTGATCGTGGCCGGCTCGACGTACGACAACAAGACGAACCTGCCCGACAGCTTCTTCGACCAGCTTCAGCAGTACGAGGGCACGACGCTCGGCCGGCAGGAGCTGTACGGCGAGCTGATCGATCCCGAAGAGAGCGGCATCGTGAAGCGGTCGCAGTTCCGCCTGTGGCCACACGACAAGCCGCTGCCTACGTTCGACCTTGTCATCCTGTCGCTCGACACGGCGTTCACCGAGAAGACGATGGACAAGCGGTCAGGTGATCCCGACCCGACAGCCTGCACGGTCTGGGGCGTGTTCCACCACGAGAAGCGCAACAACATCATGTTGCTCGACTGCTGGGAAGACCACCTCGGCATGCCCGACCTGATCCGGCGCGTGAAGAAAGAGATGAACATCGCGTATGGCGATGACGGCGACACCGCGCTGATCAAGCCGATGTTCGGCAGCGCGAAGCCGATGACGTCCGGGCGCAAGCCCGACATCCTGCTGATCGAAGACAAGGGCAGCGGCATCAGCCTGCGCCAGATGCTGGAGCGCGAGGGCCTCGAGGCCTACGCATACAACCCAGGGCGAGCCGACAAGCTGACGCGTCTGCACATCGTGTCGCCGATCTTCGCACGCAAGATGGTCTGGCTGCCTGAGAGCGCGTCGCACCCCGGCCGGCCGCGCAACTGGATCGACCCGCTGCTGCACCAACTGTGCGCCTTCACAGGCCCAGGCAGCATCAAGCACGATGACTTTGTGGACAGCACGACGCAGGCGCTCAGGCTATGCATGGACAAGCGACTGCTTGATGCTGTACAAGCACGCAAAGACGAGATGGTTGCGCCACCACGCAAACCAGTAACTAACCCCTACGCCGCATAAAGGACGAGGCCATGGACGAAGACGAGAACATCCTTACTGGCGAGATGATCGAGCTGCCCGACGACGAGGATGATAGCGTCATCGACACCGAGGACGGCGGCGCGATCGTGCGCCTGGACGACGGCGAAGGCGACGCACGCTCTGACGACTTCTACGCCAACCTGGCCGAGACGATGTCTGAGAGCGAGCTGTCCGAGATCGCACGCACCTATCTCGACGTGGTCGGCAAGGACAAGCAGGCGCGCAAGAAGCGCGACGAGCAGTACGAGGAAGGCCTGCGCCGCACTGGGCTAGGCGACGACGCACCGGGCGGTGCGCAGTTCCAAGGCGCGACCAAGGTTGTGCACCCGATGCTGACCGAGGCCTGCGTCGACTTCTCGGCCCGCGCCATCAAGGAACTGTTCCCACCGCAGGGCCCGGTCAAGGACTTCATCCCCGGCGAGCCGACAGGCGACAAGGTCAAGAAGGCCAAGCGCAAGACCGACTTCATGAACTGGCAGCTCACGACGCAGTCGCCTGAGTTCCGCGCAGAGCTCGAGCAGCTCTTGACGCAGGTGCCGCTCGGCGGCGCACAGTACATGAAGGTGACGTGGAACGAACCGCGCAACCGGCCGGACTTCCTGTTCGTCGCGATCGACGACATGTACCTGCCGTTCGCCGCGACCAACTTCTATTCGGCGCAGCGCAAGACGCACGTCCAGTATCTGACGCAGCTCGACTATCAGCGCCGCGTTAAGCAGGGCATGTACCGCGACGTCGACCTAGCGCCGGTCAGCATGGAGCCTGACTTCAGCTTGGCTGAGAAGGCCAACATGAAGATCGAGGGCCGCGACGAGAGCAGCTACAACGAGGACGGTCTGCGCACCGTCTATGAGATCTACGTCATCTCCGACATCGAGGGCGATGAGGCGCTGCCTTACATCGTCACGATCGACAAGACGACGTCGAAGGTGCTCAGCATCTACCGCAACTGGGACGAGCTGGACGAGGCGAAGGAAGAGCTTCAGTGGTTCGTCGAGTTCCCGTTCGTGCCATGGCGCGGCGCCTACCCGATCGGCCTGCCACACATGGTCGGCGGTCTGTCTGCTGCCGCAACCGGCGCGCTGCGTGCGCTGCTCGACGCGGCGCACATCAGCAACAGCCAGACGATGCTCAAGCTGAAGGGCGGCTCGAAGGGCGGCCAGTCGCTTGAGATCCAACCGACGCAGGTCATGGAGATCGAGGGCGGCATGGCTGCGGACGACATCCGCAAGCTGATCATGCCTCTGCCTTACTCGCCGCCTAACCCAGTGCTGTTCAGCCTGCTTGGCTTCCTGGTCGACGCCGGCAAGGGCGTCATCCGCACGACGATGGAGGACATCGCCGACGGTAACCCGAACGCGCCGGTCGGCACAACGCTGGCTAAGCTCGAGCAGGGCATGGTCGTGTTCAGCGCCATCCATGCGCGCATGCACAACAGCATGGCTAAGCTGCTCGGCATCCTGCACCGCCTCAACGCGATGTACCTCAACGACGAGGACATCGAGGACGAGGTCGGCGAAGAGCTGGCGTCGCGTCAGGACTTCGAGGGCCCGCTCGACGTGGTGCCCGTGTCCGACCCGAACATCTTCAGCGAGGCGCAGCGCTTCGCCCAGATCCAGGCGGTGGCACAGCGCAGTGCCGCGCTGCCGCAACTGTACAACCAGCGCAAGGTAGAGGAGCGCATCCTCGAGACGCTGAAGATCCCGAACGCCAAGGATCTGCTCAACCCGGCGCTGGAGCCGAAGGAGCAGAACGCGGTGAACGAGAACGTGGCGGCGACCATGAGCCGGCCGATCGTGGCGTTCCCAGAGCAAGACCACATCGCGCATCTCAAGACGCACTTGGCGTATCTGATGAACCCAGCGCTGGGCATGAACCCGCTCATCGCGCCGACGTTCATCCCGGCGATCCTCAACCACCTCAAGGAGCACATCGCGCTCTGGTACGCCACCAGCGTATTCGACCTGGGCACCGAGGCGACCGGCACCGACATCGGCGACATGCTCAAGGATATCAAAGACACCGAAGCAAAGCAGGCGTTCGACGCCATGCTGGCCGAGGCGTCCCAGACCGTGGCTGCCTCGGCTGCCGACGTGTTCGCATCGCTGCCGCCCGTCATCCAGCAGGCGCAGCAGCTCATGCAGCAGTTTGCACCGCAGCCTCCGATGGATCCGAACGTGCAGCTCGCACAGCAGCAGATGCAGATGCAGACGCAGCGTGACCAGCAGCGTGCGGCGATCGACGCACAGAAGCTCCAGCTCACGGCGCAAGACGCGCAACAGAAGGCGCAACTGGACGCGGCCAAGCTTCAGCTCGACGCGCAGCAGATGCAGCAGCGCATGGCCGCTGACCAGCAGCGCCAAGAGGGCGAGACCCAGCGCAAGATGGCCGAGCTGCAAGTGCGCCAGGCTATGAACACGCAAGACAACCTGACGGCAATGGAGCTGGCACAGCTCGAGGTCGAGACAGGCGAACGCATCGCGGTGTCCACGGGCACCGGGATTAACCCGCAACCGTAAGGAGGCCGCAATGGCTAAGAGCGACAAACCTAAGACAAGCCAAGTTGCCCAGATGGGCGAAGGCATCAAGCAGCACAAGCGGATGGCCATGGGCGAGATGCCCAAGGTCCCGTCGACGCCTAAGACGCCTGCGTGAGAATTGAGACCCTGTTACAGCGCCTGGAGCAATCGCAAACCGACTTGGCCCGCGATGCGCTGCAACAGCCTCAATCCCGCGATCTGTTCGAGTATGGACGGGTCGTGGGTATGTATTCCGGTCTGGAATTAGCCAAAACCGCGTTGATCGACATGGTGGCTGAGAAGGAACGGAAGGAGTTTGACCTATAACTTGCAGGAAGGAGCACCCATGCAAGACTACGTTTTGAATAAAGTGAATTTTGATTATGCCAACATCGACGAGGCCTTCCCGCCCGTCGACCCTGGCGTTCAACCCTTCGGCAGCCGCGTGCTTTGTCAGATCCGTCTGGCGAAGAAGAAGACGGCTGGCGGCATCATCCTGACCGGCGATACCAAGGACACTGAGACTTGGAACACGCAGGTTGCAAAGGTGGTGGCGGTTGGCGACTTGGCGTACAAGAACCGCAACACCCAAGAGGCTTGGCCTGAGGGTTCGTGGGCACTGCCGGGGGACTTTGTCCGCGTCCCCAAATACGGCGGCGATAAGTGGACCGTTAAGATCGATGATGACCAAGAGGTCATCTTCATAATCCTCAACGATCTGGATCTCATTGGCAAAGTCACGGGCGACCCGCTCGCGGTGAAGGCCTTCGTGTGATCCATAAGGCTAACGAAAGGAGCCGGTCATGGCTGAAGTAACACGTGAAGACGACGAAGAAATGGTGATCGTCGAGCCCGGCGCGGAGCCGGAAGCTCAGGAAGACGACGCTCAAGCTAACGAACCTGAAGACGATCAGGACGACGACGATTATGAGGACGAGCGCACTGGCGTCTCGGAAGACGACAGCGAAGACGAGATCGTCGACAAGAACAAGAAGGTCCGCGAGCAGCGCACGAAGCGGCGCCAGCTACAGAAGCAGGCTAAGGAGCGCTCACAGCGCGAGTTAGAATTCCTGCGTCAGCAGAACGCCGCAATGGAGGCACGTCTGCGCGCCGTCGAGGGCAACACGCTCTCGCAGCAAGCTCAGACGATCGACCAGCAGTATCAGCGGGCGCTTTACGAAGCGCAGCAAGCTGAGACGATCATTGCCCGCGCAGTCGAAGCCGGCAACGGCGACGACGTGTCTGTTGCCCTGCGTCTGCGTGACGAGGCCAAGGAGCGCGCCCAGCAGCTTGGCTATGCCAAGCAGCAAGCTGAGCAGTATGCGCATCAGGCGGCACAGCCGCAGGCCGACCCGCGCGTCGTGGACTACGCCAAGCAGTGGCTCGACGCCAACCCCTGGTACAACCCACAGGGCCGCGACGAGGACAGCGCAGTCACCAAAGCGATCGACAATGCGCTTGCAGCGGAGGGATGGAACCCGTCGTCTGAAGAGTATTGGCACGAGCTGACGCGCCGCGTTGCTTCGCGTATTGGCTCCGACGAGGCACCTGCGCGTAACCAAGCGGCACCCCGTCGCAAGGCTCCGCCGACAGGCACAACCCGCGAACACGCACCTGTTTCGACTAAAAACGAAGTGGTAGTGACAGCGGAAAGAAAACAGGCTATGATCGATGCCGGAGTGTGGGATGACCCTGTCGCCCGCACCCGTTACTTGAAGGCGTATCAGGCCTACGACCGTGAAAACACAGCTCGCTAAAAAAGGAGAGAGCTAATGACTGAAGAACGTATGGATGACCGTCTCAAGAAGGAACTTGGGGTTAGCCGCCAAAGTCGTGCAGCGGAGGACCGTACTATTACGGAAAACCGCGAGATGACAGATGATGAGCGGCTCGAGATGTTCCGCATGAACCTATACAACGACCATTTACCGAATATCCCCGACATTCCAGGATATCATGTTTGCTGGCTCACGACGACTAACAAGTCCGACACCATCCAACAGCGCTCACGGCTCGGCTACGAGTTGATCCGCGCTGAAGATGTACCGGGCATGGAACTAGTCACGCAAAAGACTGGCGAGTACGCTGGTTGCATTGCGGTTAACGAGATGCTCGCGGCTAAGCTGCCCTTGTCCCTGTACTACAGGTACATGCAGGAAGCTCACCACGACGCCCCGTTGCGTGAAGAGGAAAAGCTCGAAGAGACAGCCATGCTCATGAAAGAGCAAGCTGAACGAGCTGGTGGCAGACTACTGGAAAGTGATGGGATGCGGGAAGTGGGCGACTATGCTCCGACCAGAGGCATCTTTGACTGATGGTCGGTCTCTCAACCATCAAAGGATAAAAGGCTATGACCACTACTGCTCAGCCGTATGGTCTGCGTCCTTCATCGCACCCCTCGGGTACGATCCGTCCGGTGGCTTACACCATCGCGACGGGGTACGCAGTCAACATCTTCCAGAACCAGCCGGTTCGCATTGCCCCCGCCACTTCGGGCGGCCAAACTGAAGGCACAATCGTTGCAGCAGCAACGGGCGAAGCTTTCATTGGCTCGTTCCAAGGTGTGGAGTTCACAGATAGCGACGGCCGCTATCGCGTGAGCAACAAGTGGACTGCGTCCACTTCGGCAACCACCATCACTGCTTATGTCACGTCCGACCCAACGATTGTCTACGAAGTGCAGACAAACGCCAACGTCGTCACTGCTGACATCGGCAAACAGTACGACTTCGCAAACACGCTTGTGGGTAACACCACGACTGGTTTGTCGTCTGCCGCACTGGATGTTGCTTCGGCCGCCGCCAACGCATCTGTTCGTCTTATCGGCCTCAGCACCGCTGTGGAAGATACGGCTACCGACGCGTATCTCACTGTTGAAGTCCAAATCAGCGAACACCAGTTCATCGCTGATAAGGCCGCTATCTAAGGAGGGCTTGAACAATGGCTACCCCAATGAGAAGTACAGACTTCCGCTCTATTGTAGAGCCTATCCTGAACGAAGAGTTCAATGGCATCTACGACCAGCGGGCTGACGAGTATGCGCAGGTCTTCAAGACCTTCCAAGGCATTGCTCGTAACTACCACGAAGAACCCGTCCTGTACGGTTTCGGTGCTGCACCGGAACTTCCAGACGGCATGCCGGTCACCTATCAGTCGGGTGGCGTGCTCTTCATTCAGCGTTACGTCTACAAGGTCTACGGCCTTGCATTCGCGCTGACGAAGGTGCTCGTCGAAGACGGCGACCACATCCGTATCGGTCAGACCTATGCTCGTCACCTTGCACAGTCGCTGATCGAAACGAAGGAAACCCTTGGCGCAAACATTCTGAACCGTGCATTCAACGGTTCGTATGTCGGCGGCGACGGCAAGTCCCTCGTTGCCACGGATCACCCGCTCGCTAACGGTGCTACCTTCAGCAACCAGCTCAACACGGCTGCGGCTCTGTCGCAAACGTCGCTTGAGCAGCTTCTCATCCAGATCCGCAACGCTGTTGACAACAACGGCAAGCGCATCCGTTTGACGCCTAAGAAGATCGTCGCTGGTCCAAGCAACGTCTTCCAAGCTGAAGTTTTGCTGAAGTCGGTTCTCCGCACTGGTACTGCTGACAACGATATCAACCCCGTGAAAAGCATGGGGCTGCTGGCGGAAGGTCAGGCCAACCTCTCGCGTATCACTTCGTCCACCGCTTGGTGGGTTGAAACCGATGCGCCTGAAGGCCTGAAGCTCGCCATGCGTCGTGGTCTTGAAAAGTCCATGGAAGGCGACTTCGAAACAGACAGCATGCGCTATAAAGCGACCGAAAGGTATGCCTTCGGGTGGACCGATCCACGCGGTATTTACGGTACGCCTGG